GTGATGCGTGAAGTCCAAGAAACTGAAAAGGTTACCTGATGGCACTCACGACTTATGCGGAGCTGAAGACCTCGGTTGGCGACTGGCTCAACCGCACTGATTTGGCGACTGCAATTTCAGACTTTGTCAGCTTGGCAGAGGCTCAGATTGAGCGCCAGTTGCGTACACGCCAAATGATTGTGCGTGCCAATGCCGTATTTGCGGCTGCTGCTGAGTACGGCACAGTGCCTGATGACTTCTTGGAAGTCAAAGCCATCAAGATCAATACCAATCCAGTTACCAACCTGACATTCCAAACCATTGATGCCATGGACTCTTTGTCGAATACGACTTACTTGTCGAGCGGCAAGCCTTTGTATTTCAGCGTGGTGGGAGGTCAATTTAGACTGTTGCCAATTCCCGATGGTGAGTACACCGCTGAGCTGGTCTATTACGCAAAGTTATCTAAGTTATCAGATACAAACACCACCAACTGGCTGCTGACTCAAGCGCCTGATGTGTATTTGTATGGTTCACTTTTACAGGCTGCGCCATACTTGCAAGACGATGCGAGAATCTCTGTATGGTCATCGCTGTATCAGGCAGGACTGGATCAGTTGCAGATTGCAGATGATCGGGGTTCTACATCAGGCGGCGCGATCTTGGCAAGAGCAAGGACATTTGGATGATAGTTACCACCACCAAAGGCGAGATGGATGATTCATTGCTTGAGAAGCGTGAGGGATCTGTTGAGAACGATACCGAGACAACGAGCTGGGTAGAGTATTGGCTCGCTGGTGAGATGGTTCATCGATCTGTCCACATGGCGCTCAAGCGCGGTGTTTTTGCTGATGGCATCAGTCAACAAATTTAAGGGATAAATCATGGCCAATACACAAGCAATGTGTACCAGTTTCAAGGGTGAGCTGCTTGTCGGCCACCACAACTTTGGCACTGGCGTTGTCCGCGCTGCCACCACAGCCGACACTTTTAAGGCTGCTTTGTACTTGGCAAGCGCCACTGTTAATGCGACCACCACAGCCTACAGCTCCACAGGTGAGGTGACAGGCACAGGCTACACCGCAGGCGGCGTTACAGTGACATTTGGCACTGCACCAAGCACCAGTGGCACTACAGCCTTTGTGACTCCCAGCGCCAGCATTAGCTACTCTGCTGTCACCCTATCTACAGCCTTTGACGCGGTCCTGATCTATAACTCGACTCAGTCAAACAAGGCAGTCAGCGTCCACACATTTGGCAGTCAGACAGTGACTGCTGGGACATTCACGCTGACCATGCCGACCAATGATGCAAGCACTGGCCTGATCAGGCTGGCTTAAAGCAGGGGCAGCAACATGGCTGCATACGGCACAGGCTATTACGGCAGGGGCGTCTACGGCATAGGCAATGTCGTTATCAGCGGCAACCAGGCGACTGGTGCTGTTGGAAATCTATTAGAAGATATATCAGTCCAAGAGAATGGGAACATTGCCACAGGTAATGTTGGCACTGTTGGATTAACTGTATCTGTTGGCATTACAGGCAATGCAGCCACTTGCGCTGTTGGATCGGTTCTAGCAGATTCAAGCAAGGCGGTTACAGGTAATGCGTCAACCTTGGCGGTTGGTAGCGTCACTCAGTCTGCTGCAATTGACTTAGTTGGTAATTCTGCGACTGGTGCGGTTGGATCGGTTGGCGTCACCAGCACCACATCTGTCAGTGGTAATGTAGCTACTGGCGCTGTTGGCACGATGTTGGCCGAGGTCATATCGTTCCAAGACATCACAGGCGTTGAGGGAACTGGCGCTGTTGGATCAATTGCAGGATTGACCATTGAGGTTGCGATAATTGGCGTTGAGTCTGTTGGCGCTGTTGGGGTAATGATCGGATTTGGATGGGGTGCAATCCCCGATACATCAGAGACTTGGACGCCTGAGTCAGATACGACAGAGAGCTGGACGCCAGTTGCGAATTCAACTGAGAGCTGGACACCAGTTTCAGACACATCAGAAAGTTGGACTGATTTGTCGGACAATTCAATCACTTGGCAAGAGGCCGCATAGGAGTTTTCAGCATGGCAGATACCACCACCACAAACCTATTATTGACAAAGCCCGAGGTTGGCGCGTCAACAGACACATGGGGTACGAAGATTAATACCGACCTAGATAGCTTGGACGCAGTCTTTGCGGCTGCTGGTACTGGTACATCAGTTGGCTTGAATGTCGGTTCTGGTAAAAAGCTGAAGTTGGTCGGTGATGTCATCGACACCAATGGTAATGAGTTGCTAAAACTGACAGCCACGGCATCAGCGGTCAATGAGTTGACACTAGCCAACGCAGCCACAGGTGCAGCGCCTGTTTTGTCGGCTACTGGCGGCGACACAAACATCAGTATTGTTCTTACACCTAAAGGCACTGGCGGCGTGGGGATTGGTACTACTTCGCCATCGGCCTTACTCCATGTATCTCAAGCGTCTACCAATTTTCAAGTTCGTGTAACCTCAACAAGTGCGGCCAACTTTAGTGCGGCACGTTTTTACAATGATGCTGGAAATGCTTTAGATGTTGGTATGTCTGGTTCAACAGCTACATATGGCGCAAATCTTGGCGTGATTGGAACTGCTACCAATAATTCGCTTTCGTTTAAGACAAACGATACAGAGCGTGGTCGTATCGACACCAGCGGCAACTTGCTTGTGAACACCACAAGCACACTCCAAAATGGATTATTTAGTGTTTTGGCTAAAGCGGGTGGCACTGGAATTGGTGTACAAGTTTCGACCAATGGAAATTATGGACTTTCATTTGGTAATGCTTCTGGAACAAATGTTGGGCGCATTCAAATAGATTCGGCGGCAACGCAATTTGTAACTTCATCTGACTACCGCTTAAAAAATAGTATTTCCCCAATGACAGGCGCACTAGCAAAAGTAGCCTTGCTTAAACCCTGTACTTACAAGTGGAACGAAGACAATTCTGATGCAGAAGGTTTCATTGCCCATGAATTAGCTGAAGTCTGCCCTCAAGCAGTAAGCGGTGAAAAAGATGCAGTAGACGCTAATGGGAACATAATTTCTCAAGGCATAGATACCAGCTTTTTGGTAGCAACACTGACCGCCGCCATCCAAGAACAACAAGCCCTCATCACAGCCCTGACAGCACGAATCACAGCACTGGAAGCAAATAATGGATAACCAACAAATCTTCAATGCCGTATTCAGCATTGCTGGATTCTTGGCCGTCTATGTAATCAATTCTTTGACTCGCACAATTCAGAAGCTGGAAGACAAGGTAAACGACCTACCTCACAGCTATGTGCAAAAGGATGACTACCGATCCGACATTGCTGAGATCAAGGCCATCTTGAAGCAGATCTTTGACAAACTAGACAGCAAGCAAGACAAGTGATGTGGACCCTTTCACCCTGGCACTGGCTGCCATTGCCTCAATCAAGCAGGGCGTTGCGCTTTATAAGGACATAAAGCAAACAGGCGGTGAGCTGGCGAAGATCACAAAAGAGATTTCGGGATTCATAGGTCAGTTTTTTGAGGCGCATGAAGAAGTAAAGAAAGAAGCAGAAGAGCAAAAGCGCAATCCTCCAAAAACAAAATCTCTCAAGTCGCAGGCTCTTGACAATGTCTTCAACCAAATCGAATTGGAGAGACAGTCAGTCGAGCTAAGAGAATTCCTGATCTATCAAGTTGACCCAGCCTTGGGCGCAGTGTGGTCAAGGTTTGAAGAAGAGTATGCAAGACTCAACGAGGAGCAAGAAAAGGAAAGACTAGAACAGGAAGCAAAGGACAGGGTGGTGGCATGGCAACGAAGAAAAATGCTAAACCAACTACAAGACAGGGGACTAATAATAGCGGCAGTGATGATCGTTTTTATATACCTCCAGCTCCTATTTCTAGCAATCCACCGAATGAAAGTAGTGAGATGGGATTCATAATTGCATTCATCTCAATGGTGGTTGTCTTTGCGCTGCTTTTACCGATAATTGGCTCCATGTACTTGGATATCCTTGAAACGAAGAGAGAAACAAAGCTGCAACAAGAGCAAGTAAAACGATTGATAAATAAGGTGGAGAAAAAGGAATGATTCCAATTGTTGCGTCACTGCTTGGCACATTAGCCCAAAACGGCTTGGGTTTACTCTCCAGCGCAATACAGGCCAAGGGTAAAGAGGTGGTGGAGAACACTCTTGGAGTCAAGATTCCAGACGCACCTACCCCTGAAGATGTTAGCAAACTTAGACAGCTTCAGTTTGACCATGAAGAAAATTTATTGGCGCTTGGAATTGAAAAGGCAAAGTTAGAGCTGGCCGAGCTTGATCTGTTGGCAAAGGCAGCTCAGTCTGACGCTGACAACATTACAGATCGCTGGCAGGCTGATATGTCTAGCGACTCTTGGTTATCCAAGAATATCCGTCCCATGAGCCTTATAGCCATCTTTTTAGGCTACTTCTTGTTTGCCATGATGTCTGCCTATGGATACAACGCAAACGAGTCCTACGTCACTTTGTTGGGCAATTGGGGTATGTTGATCATGGGCGCATACTTTGGCGGCAGAACAATTGAAAAACTTGCTGATATGAGGAAGAAATGAGCTTAAACACCGAACAGGCTGCATTCCTGCTGGATATGTGCAAGCTGATCCAATACGCCACAGAGCAGGGCTTTGTGGTGACTGGTGGCGAGTTGGCTAGAACACCCGAACAACAGGCTTTGCACTTTAAGGCGGGGCGTTCCAAAACCATGAACTCCATCCACTTAAAGCGTTGCGCCATCGATCTGAATTTTTTCAAGGATGGCAAGATCATTTGGGACAAGTCAACTATTGCGCCACTTGGGGCGTTTTGGGAAAGTCTGCATCCAAAGAATCGCTGGGGCGGTAACTTTAAGTCATTGGTGGACTGCCCACACTTTGAGAGAAACGTCTAATGGCGCTCAATCTTGGTCAGCAGATAACGACACCAGCGCAGCCAAACCTTGGCACGCCTACGCCTGCCTATGACCAAGGTTTCTTTGGTACTTCATTTGGCGGCTTGAATGTCTACTTCTCCAAGTTAACGGCGCTGTTTGCAGCGATCCTCGGACCGCGTGGTGGCAAGTACATCAACACTCCATATGGCGCGTTTCAAGATGGCACAGATCAGACGGCGGCCAACACCACCACAGCCTACGCCATCACATTTGACACCACCGACTTCAGCAATGGCGTTACTTTGTCGAATTCGTCAAGACTCAATGTGTCTCAGGCTGGTTTGTACAACTTGCAATTCAGCATCCAGTTTACAAATACCACCAATGCATCTCAAGATGTGGATGTTTGGTTTCGCAAGAACGGCACAAACATTGACAAATCAAACAGCAGATTTGGCTTTGCGCCAAGGAAAGGTGCTGGCGATCCATATCACACCATTGCCGCACTGAATTTCTTTGTCAGTTTGGCTGCCAATGACTATGTGGAGATCATGTGGCGGCCAACAGATGTCGGCGTCAGTATTGAACACTACGCAGCCAGCGCCTCACCGACTAGGCCAGCAGTGCCATCAGTCATTGCCACACTTTCATTCGTGTCCAATTTGTCTACAGAAACAGCATAATTGACCTATGGCACTCATACCTCTAAAAATCCCACCAGGCGTATACCGCAACGGCACTGAGTATCAGTCGGCTGGGCGGTGGTTTGACGCCAACTTGGTACGCTGGTTTGAGAACACTCTCAGACCCATTGGCGGCTGGCGCAAGCGTTCATCTAGTCAGATGACAGGTTCATGCCGAGGTTTACTCACTTGGCGCGATAACAGTGGTGACAGATGGATTGCTGCCGGTACGCATTCAAAGCTGTACGCAATGAACGAGGCTGGGGTACTAAAGGATATTACGCCAACAGGGTTCACTGTAGGGCAGGCTAATGCACTGACAAAGACTGGCTATGGCTACTCTACCTATGGCAATTTTGCGTATGGTGTAGCGCGTCCCGATACAGGCTCTGTGACGCCGGCAACGACTTGGAGCTTAGACACCTTTGGTGAGTACCTCATTGGCTGCTCTGACTCGGACGGCAAGATTTATGAGTGGCAGTTGGATTTTACAACGCCAACGCTGGCTGCGGCCATTACCAACGCGCCAACAGGCTGCGCGGCTGTAATGTCTACTGCAGAGCGCTTTATTTTTGCCTTGGGTGCGTCAAGCAACCCTCGGCTAGTAAAGTGGTGCGATCAAGAAAACAATACAAACTGGACGGCATCAGCCACCAGCCAGGCGGGTGACTTTGAGCTGCAAACAGTTGGCACATTGAAGGCAGGCAAAAAGGTTCGCGGAATAAACTTATTGTTTACTGATGTTGATGTACACACCGCCACATATGTTGGCCTGCCTTATGTCTACTCATTTGAGAAGGCTGCAAGTGGATGCGGTTTGATTTCATCTCAGGCTGTGGCGGCCATCGATACTGCCGCGATGTGGATGTCTACATCAGGCTTTTGGATATTTGACGGCTTTGTCAAGCCTTTGTCTTGCGATGTGTCTGACTATGTATTTCAGAATCTGAACTACAACCAAGCCAGCAAGGTGTACGCGGTACATAACTCCAAGTTTGGTGAGATATGGTGGTTCTACCCATCAAGCGCCAGTAATGAGGTGGACTCATATGTCACCTATAACTACCGCGAGAATCATTGGAACATTGGTTCTATGGCGCGTACAGCAGGCACTGACAGGGGTGTGTATTTGAATCCCTTGATGGTATCTGCTGACGGCTACATCTACGAGCATGAAGTGGGCTATGCCTACGACTCAGGCGTACTGTTTGCCGAGTCTGGACCATTGGAAATTGGTCAGGGTGACAATGTCATGTCTGTACGCCAAGTCATACCTGATGAGCAGACCTTGGGTGAGGTGGTGGTGAGCTTTAAGTCTCGGCTTTATCCGACATCAACAGAGTCAAGCTATGGACCATATCCAGCGGCGCAGCCAACAGATGTGCGTTTCTCTGGGCGTTTGGTCAAGGTAAGGTACACAGGCAATGTGCTTGAAGACTGGCGTGTCGGCGTATCCAAGTTGGATATTGTTGCGATGGGTAAGCGCTAATCGTGGCGGCGAAATAGAATCAACGTAAGAGGTAAAACATGGCTGAACAATATATCCCACAAAGCATATTAGACGGACTGCCAAAGCAATTTGGAACAAAAACAGTTGAAACTCCAAACGCCCCAAGGGGTGGTGGTGTTATTAAAAGCCAAGTTGTTGTGCCACCTCCTAATGCAATACCTGTTATGGGTGCAGGTCCAGCAATGCCTGGTGGTGCTAGGGAAGTGCCTACTGGTGAATACTACATTCCTTTAAATATACCTAACTATCCTAAGACTGATGCAGCAGGTTATCCTCTGCCGCCATTAGTTGCAAAATATGATTCAAGCGGAAAGCTGCAAACAATCACTGCACAAAGACGATATTTGGCAGATACGGCCAATAACATTGCAGTCCAGCCTGAGTACAACTTACAAGGCGAATTAGTTTCTACCAATGCCGTCAACAATGCAGAGGGTGAGGGCGGTGGAATAGGTGACTTTTTAAGCAGTGCTTTTAAAGACTTTGCCCCAATGATTGCACTTGGTTTGGGTGCAAACTATTTGGCTCCATTGCTTGGTGGTGGCGCTGGTGCAGCAGGAGCTGCTGGCGGTGCTGGTACAGCCGCAGGCACAGCAGGGGCTGGCACAGCAGCAGGACTTGGCGCAAGCACTGGCACAGGCTTAACTCTTGGCGGTGGCGGCCTTGGACTTAGTGCTGGTGGCGGTGGTCTTGGCTTAACTGCTGGATCAGCAGGCGCTGGCACTATCGGCGCAGGATTGGGTTCAACACTTGCAGGAATAAGCACAGGCGTTGGCGCTGGTAGTGCTTTAGGAAATCTTGGAGCTGGTGCTGGGGTGCCAGGCGGTGCTGCTATGCCTACAGTTGATTATGGTCTTGGCAGCGTGGCCGCCATCCCTAGTGCAGCTACCACTGGCGCAGCGGCTGCTGGCACTGGCCTGCTTGATTCTTTGGGTGGCGTAGGCACTGCCATCATGGACTTTGCAAAGAAGAATCCAAGCATTGCAGGATCATTGCTTGGCGCAGTAGCTGGAGCAGTTGAGGCATCAAATGCTCCAAAGTCGGCCACTACACAAAGCAATATTGATCCTGAGTTAAAGGCTGAGTATTTAGCCAACATTGCACGCGCCAAGGAAACTGCGGCAGGCTTGCAGGCGCGTGAGATTGCACAGCCTGGTCAGATGTATACCGATGCAGAGAGAAGTCTGTACAACCTCGGTATGACACCATTTGGCGCTGCTGACATTGAGAGGTTTTACAACCCCTACCAAGAGCAAGTGGTGCAGGGTGCTTTAAGCGACATCGAGCGTACACGCCAAATGCAAGAGCAGGCAAACATGGAGCAGGCGACTAGAGCTAGAGCGTTTGGCGGTTCACGCCAAGGCGTAGTCTCAGGCATGACCAACGAAGCTGCATTGCGTCAAGCTGCTACCACTGGCGCACAGTTGCGGTCTGCTGGATTCAATACTGCCGCCAACCTTGGACTCGCAGCGCGTCCTTTGGACATTGCAGGCTTACAGACTTCATTAGGTCTTGGCACTACACGCACTGCATTAGAGCAGGCAAGACTTGATGCGTTGCGTAATCTTGGCACTGAGCGTTTGGCTATTACAAGTGGCTCTTTGGGCATTGGACTTCCAAATGTGGGTGGCTCAACAAGCCAGCCTTTGTACTCAAGCGTAGCAGGCAGTGCATTGTCAGGCGGTCTAACTGGCAGCTACATTGGCAGTTTGTTACAGCCAAAACCATATAAACCAGGTGATTTAATAGCAGGACCTTAAGGAAACAACATGGCAACATCTAATCAAGACTTTGCAGGCTTACTTGGCGACATCTTTGGCGGTGGCGGCGGCGCCACTGGCTTGGAAGAGTATTTAACGGCAGCGCAGACTGGTCAGATGAATCGCCAAGCTCTGCTGCAAGCAGCCATTGCCGCTTCACAGGCCAGCGCACCCAGCACCACTCCAAAAAGTTTTATGCAGATACTTGGCGCTGGACTCGCTGGTGGTCAGCAAGGTTATGCACAGGCGCAGCAGGGAGCTATGGCTCAGTTGCTGGCAAAACAAAAGTTAGATGAGGCAAAACGCGAACAGGCATTGCAGCAATACATTATGAGCCGCATACCTGGTGCGGCTACAGGAGCAGCTCCTACAGCATCTTTGCTTTCACCTGATCAACCTATAACTGGAATGCAGGCAGCGGCATTGCCTGTTTCACAATTTGGTTTAGGTCCAACCCCACAGCGTGATGCGCTAATTGGTCAGACAATTCCACAAGATATGGCGGTGCAGACACTGCCAGGCGTTACTACTACAGCCAAAGGCAGACCCGATATTTTTTCCACATTGACGCCAGATCAGTTAGTGTTGGCCGCAATGAATCCAAAAACAATGCTTCCAAAGATATTTGAGGAAAGTCTCAAAAATGAAAGTTTTGCAACATTGACGCCAAGTGAGGCAACAGCACTTGGGCTTGATCCTGCCGGAAAGTATCAGCAGAATTTGCGTACTGGTCAAGTTTCTACACTTCAAGCTCCCAAAGAAGAATTTAAAGTGGTGACAGGACTTGAGGCTGAGTCATATGGATTAAATGGCTCTAGCAAATGGCAAGTTAATAAAACAAGTAAACAGGCAACGCTTGTGCCATCAGCGCCAGGTATTTTTGGCGGTGGAATACAAGGCGATGCCAGCAATATTGTTATAGATGCAATCAACAACGGCAAGACAGATACAGTGCAATATGCACTTGCGTTTCGTGCTTTAAATATGCCTATTCCAACTGAGGAAATGCAAGCTGATGGATCAATGAAGATTGTGTATAAGCAGCCATCTCCATTGCCTGCATCATTTCCTCAACCTACATTTAAAGGAAAGATCCCAGCGGTAACTAAGCCAGTGACAGTAGTGCCAAGCACTGGACAAGCTGCACCTCCTCCAGCACCAGTTACCGCAAGAGCACCAGCGCCAGCTACTGCGCCTGCTGTTTTGCCAACTGAGGGTGCTACGGCTGTTCCTCTGCCTGCTGGCGTTAAATCAACACCGATGGCTCCAAGACCCGAAGAAATTAGCGCAACAAGAAAAGCAGTCAATGCTGGCGTTGACTTTGTTGCGGCTCTTAATAAGATGGAAGACATGGTCAGAACTCAGGGTATGCAGATTGGCGGCATGGGTCCACAGGGTGCTGCTCAAGAAGTTATTTATGAGGATTTGTTGACAAAAATCAGGATTGCGGCTGAACTTGGTGTTTTGAACAAAGAAGATTTGCCAAGGATTCAAGCTCAACTTGGAAGTCCAACTGCCTTATCAACATACATCAAAGGACTTGGCGGTCCATCTGCTTTCTATTCCCAAATTGGTGAATTGAGAAATAAAGCAATTGAAGAAACCACAAGAAAGAATTTACAGTTTGGTCAGCCAGTTATGAATTTGCCAAGTACATTCTCAATTGCTGCTCCAGCACCAACACCAACAACTGTTGCACCACCTCCAGCCATTCAAAATTTATTGAATAAATATAAACCACCAAGGAATCAATAATGGCAGACCCAACAATTGATGATCTGTATAAGTCTTTACAGGCTGCTGACGCTGCTGGTGATACTAAGGCAGCGCAGTCGCTTGCTGACTATATTCGATCCTTACAGATTCCAGCGCCAAGCGAAAAACAAATTGAGATGACTACTGGCGCACCACTTGGTGTGCGAGCTGCTGTTGGCTCTGCTACCACCATGCAAGACAAACTTGCAACGCTCAAGCGGTTTTTCCCTGACGCGCAACCATACGACAAAGAAAACTTCATCTATACCGATCCAAAGACTGGTCGGCCAACATTGATGAATGAAAAGAATCCTGTACTTTATGGCGTACCTTTGCCGACTATGGGTGACATAGCTGGCGCTTTGCCTGAGATTTCAGAGTTTGTTGGTTCTGGTCTCGGTGCTGCTGCTATGGCTCCATTTGGTCCATTTGCAATGGTTGGTGGTGCAGGAGCTGGCGGTGCTGCGGCCAAAAAATTGTACGAGATGAGTATGCAGTATGGTGGTCCAACTGTAGAAACTAGAGGCGGTGCAGAGCAGGCTACAGGCGTCACAAAAGATATTTTGTTGAATGCCGTTGGTCAGCGTGGTGGTCAACTAATTGAAAAAGGTTTGCCATATTTGTTGACACCAATACAACAGCAATTGATGGGACTGCGCCAAGGCATACCGCAGGCGGCATCAAGGCTTGGCATTAAGTTGCCTGCTGGCGTTGCTACGCAAAGTCCTGCTGTTCAGCGTCTAGAGGCTGGATTGGCGCAGACACCTGGCGGCGCTCAAGTCATTGCACCAAAGTATGAATTGATGCAACAGCAGATGGGGACTGCCGCAAGAAATATTGCTGAAGATATTTCGCAAGTTGGGAAAACTCCAAGCGTTATACCTACACCACCATTCACAGAAAAAGGCGGTCTTGGAGAGTTCGTTAAAAAAGGCGCTGAAGCTGCTGCAAAGAGATTTGCAACAAGACGCGAACAAATTGATGATGTTGTTGCCTACACCATTGGTCCAAACAATAGATTTGCCGCCAACAATACAGCTCAATTAGTCAACCAATTGAATTCTGAAATAGCTACAAGTCCAAAAACATTAGGACCAATGCTAAATCCAGTTATTCAGCGATCTATGGGTGTTGTTGATGATGCAAATGCAGGCTTTGGTGGCGTGACATTTGATGCATTGCGCCGTCTAAGGACTCAAATTGGCAAAGATATTGAAAGACCTGACATCAGTGGCTATTCAAACACCAAAGAATTGAAGAGACTTTATGCTGCATTGAGTGCTGACATTTATCAGGCGGCAAAACAATCAGGTCCTATTGCAGAGCGATCTTTGAAATTGCATGATCGATATGTCAGGTTTAATCGTGAAGTTAATTTGCCTGCACTGCAAAAGATTGCAGATCAAAATCTTGATGTGAATGCTGTCAACTATGCAATGGCAGGCACAAAAGATGGCATGGGAAGACTTCAAGTATTGGTGCGTAACTTCAAGCCAGAAGAGCGAGACACATTGGCGGCGTCAGTGTGGCAGCAATTGGGTAATGCCAAAGCTGGAACGAAAGAGGGCGCAGACATAGGTGCTGACAGTTTTGAATTCAGCGCCAATACATTTTTGACAAACTGGAACAACTTAAGTGACAGCGCCAAGCAAGTCCTGTTTGGCGGTGAGAGATATCGCAATATCATTCCCGCCATCAATGACTTGGTGAAGATCAGCACTGGTGCGCGTGAGGCTGGAAAGGCCGTCAATGTCTCAAATACTGGCGGCGCTCAGATGGTTACATCAGCCCTGTTAGGTGCTACTGGAGCAGGCTTTGGTGGAATGGGTGGTGATGCAGCACAAGCATTGCTTGGTGGAGCTGGAGCTTTAACTGGTCTTGTCTTATCAAGTAATGTGGCGGCAAGACTTTTAGAAAGTCCACGCTTTATCAGATGGGTATCAGACACCAGCCGAGCTGTTGTCAATAATCCAAATTCTCTGACCACTCAGATCGCCAAATTGTCAGCCATTGCTACTGCTGATCCAGCAGCCAGCGATGCTATTGAGGCGTACTACAAGCAGATTCAACCCATCGCACTTCAGATGCGTAGAGCGAGGTAAGAGATGGCGACTCAATTCACAGGACTACTTGGCGATCTACTTGGGTATATGCAAGACCCAAATAGGACTCAGCAGATGCAAGGATTTGGCGGCCTGCTTCAGTCTGGTCTGACATCAGTTGAAGAGTCACAAGCTAAGTTTCGTGATTTAAATAAACGAGCATTTGGCGACAAGAAAAACCCAATGCGAGTGACAGATCAAGACGCATTTGATCAGCTCACAGAGATGACTATGAATGGTCCAATGGGCTTTGCCTCTGCTGGAATGACTAAAGCGCCTCGCATGAGTGCTGCTGAAGCAAAAGCCTTGGGCTACTGGCATGACATTGGCGCTGGAAAGAAGTTGCCTATTCCAGTTTCTGAAATGAGAATGGATTTGCAGCCAATTGCAAATCTGCCACCAAAGATAATTGCATCACCAGAAAAGATGCAAGGCGGCGCAATACTTCCTTTTGTTGGTGATCGTTCTGCTGCTGGACAAAATCTTCTTGGTGTTGGCGATGTAAAGTTTCAGACGCCAGTGCCACTTGAGGGTGGCTATGACTTTATGCGTATGCAGTCACCAACAGGATCAATTTGGGCATCAGAAAAAGGTGCAGCGCAGTCATTGCAAAACGCAGTTAATGAAGCTGGCAAAGTTGGTAAGGGTGATGTCTATGGCGTGTACTCAGCTATGGGTCCTGAGTCTATGAATTTCAATACCATGATGTCAGATGCTTTGCTTGAGCAAATAAAGGCTGGAAAGATATTCAAAAAAGATATTGCGTCCTTTGATAAAGCTGTCAAAGAATTGCGTCCTGAGTGGAAAGGCGTGATGCATCCTGATTCACGCGCACAACTTGAATCTAATGGTGCTTTACGCCATGCATTTGTTGATCGTATGCAGTTGGATAAATTTCAAAATAGAGGATTCCCAAATATTGCCTACACACGATACGCCATCACAGACCCATTACTCTTGAATGAGCCTATGTATTCGGGTGGACTAGCAATTGGAAAGATGCAGCCTGGTGCTGAATTAATTACAAATCCTGTATCGCCACACAAGACTTATGACACTCAATTAGCTGGTCAGTATTTTGGTGGACTTGAACAATCATTGCCAAAAGAAATTTTGTTCCCAGACTGGTACAAGATGCGTAGAGAGATTGATGCACCAGTTAGTGGTGATGTAAGATCATTCCAGCTTTCAAAGCCAATACAGCCAACTAATCAGGAATGGCTAGATAACCTTATGAATTATGTGCAAACCCAAAAATCTCTTTTAGATTGACAAGGATTAAGTCAATCCTTTTTTGAGTTTCAATCTTGAAATCTGCTGGCTCTTCTTGCTCTGATTCAACAGCAGATTCAATGTAAAGCTGGAGAGTGTTAATCGCCTCCATCTTTTCTTCTTGCGTCATGTCTTCTAATCGTTTCAATTTGCTTCTCCAAACAGCGCAGCCACCAGCGGATCGCGCTTAATCTTCCACTTCTTTGCTCTTTCCTTGGCCATGCGAAAAGCATGATCGTCAAGGGACTCTTTAGACCGCCAGCGCTTAAGCCTTTCCTGTGATGTCATAGGCTTTGGCTTGGCGGCGTCAGTGCCTATGCCATGCCTATATACGGCCACCAGCACATTACCTGATCTGCGCCATTCTTGGATGTGTACGACCCCTTGCT